GGGGTTGCTTTAGATTTGCACTAGAAGTAAGACCAGAGGAACTATTAGACATGAAATAGTATAAAACATAAATCAATAAAATAATAATAACTCCTAAAACAATTACTGTTGTATTCATATTTATATATTTTATGGCTATAAAAAAATATAAATTAATCGCAGTGTAGAAAACTCTTTCTTTACCGGTGTCCATCTATCATATTTTGGGGATAAATTCTGTTTCAATAGGGGGGTTTTTATGAGCAAGTAAATTGTATTCGTTTGTGATGTTTCTTTTAGACAACGGCACTTTGTAATAAGTAATATTACAAATCGCACCGTCTAAACCATTGTTGTCTCCGATAGTTATATTATCATAAGGCGTGTATTTTGGCTCAATTTTTTGTAGTGAAACTGATTTTTCTAGTTTCCCGTTAACAAACACATCCAAGTAGTTGTAGGAATAATTAAATACAAAATGGTTCCATTTCTGTTTCTTTATTTTTATTTTTATTTTATCTTTGCTCTTGCTGTCGCGATTTGTATAATAAATGACCAAGTTGCTTCTTCCGTTGTCTTCGTCTATGTTATTTTCATACACTACATGTGGAGCTCCTCCTGCGTAATTAAAGATATTCGCTTCTTTTGAATACGCCTTGTAGTTAGAACCTTGGTCGTTCAAATATAACCAAAACGATGTAGCATAATTACGCCGATAGACGGGGAGTGTATCCAATGTGTCTGTTGATTCCATCTTTAATTTTTCGCTGTTTGCTATCACTTGAGGAGTATCTAAAAATGCGTTTCCAGGTAGCAATTTGATTCCTTTCTTCATAAATAGGTGCTTTGTAATCTTCGGTAAGTAGACGTAGAGTAAAACTAATAGTAATTCCGCCACGAACAAATAGATAACTGTGCTGGTTGTATCATTGTATTCTTTCTTGATATAACTGATAAATTGTAACAGTAAACAAGGAATATAAAATAAAAACTGAATGACCAATCCAGGCAATCCTTCAAGTCGTTTTATATATTCGCCCGCAAAGTAGAATAAAATCGCCATAGACACAAACAAGAACAACACCGACACGATAGAATACATGTAGCTTGCCGCACTGCTTGTCTCCTGTGATACTTGAACATAGTGAGATGCGATCACCATACTAAATGTTACCATGGTGGTGATTTTTAATGCTGATGAAATCCAGTTATTTGCAGTGGAACCGGATGTTACGCCGGCGTATAATCCATAGCCGACTAATAACAGAATAGGTATCGACAACCAAGTTGTGTCAGTTGTCATAGACATCGCATAATTAGAAGTAAACATCATAAACGCGATAAAAATTCCTATAATTATCACGACAAACCCCTGTGGTCCTATCGAGTTACGAAGAGTTGATTGACTGGCAGCATTTGCGACTCGTTCAGTTATTAATTTATTGGTATTGTCAATTGTATTTGATAGATTCTTATTCAATTTACCGAATTTCTGGAATCCTTTTTCTATATAATCTGGTTCTTGTGTGGTATTCATTTATAATGTAGTTATGGTATATTATAAATGGATATTTTATTCAACTTCGGTTTCTCTAGATACCATATCTTAGAGATTCTCCATGGCAGTTTTCTTTCCATGACATTCTCTACACAAAGCAACTAAATTATCTACATGATTGCCTCCACCATGTTCCAATCTGACAATATGATCCACTTCAAACCAAGCACTCAATTGACTTTTGCAATCATCGCACGACCAGTTCTGTCTTGAAGCTACAAATTTCTTTTTCGTTTCGCTTACTGAACGTTTTGTGCCGGTTTTTCCCGAGTTCATAATGCGTTGACCACCTTGATATTCTTGTGTATTGTGAACAGGAATAATGGGTTTCGTTGAACTGTCTTGAAAATACGGGTGCTTGGTTGTAAAATCTAGAATAGGGGATATCATACTCGTCGTGCTTTTGTCCACGGGTAAATATTTTATGTATTCGTTTGACGTGACTAACATTTCACGCGCCCTCAACGGGTTGTGTTTTACAATATAATAAAAAAACATGGCTGCTAATCCCACTCCGGCCATTTGATAGTATTTTTTCCATGTCATCATTATTTTTACGTATTTTCCATCTGTGTAAATATTCGCTATAATAAAACCTGCTAGTAACAATATAACAAGTTCCAATCTCATTTAACATATAATTAGATATAATTCGTATCTGTATCTTTGGTTAATCGCTATAATACAAATAAATCATCATGATTAGAACGATAATAAATGCGAAATGAATATATCTGGATTTTAGTCGTATATTGTCCATGAACGATACTTTTTGAGGTTTATATTGCTCACGATACATGTCCAGCGATTTGGCGAGCGATACTTCTTCTTTTCCGAGCATGTGGTTGTATTTGTTATGAATAAAATGCATCCAACGCACGAATGAATCCCGATTATCTAAATAGGGAGACACGGGATATTTGTCTAATATTTCACTAAATTTGTTTCCCATTTGCTCGTCTGGTATAAATAAAGGCATGTTCGTTATTAATTCGTAATGTTTTTTTATGGTCACTTCGTTTGGTGTCAATGGATAGAACTCCGCGATTGTATGTAAGAAGAACCAATAATGAGGTCCCCATGTATTCGCATCAAACTTCATAATTTACAATATATATAAAGATTACCTTTTTATAATAGTAAGAAACCCTATTATTTATTATTTTATGAGCGCAGATAATTATTGTAATAACTGCGGAAAGGAAGGACACTCGTATAGTCAATGCAAAATGCCTATAACAAGTGTAGGTATCATCGCATACAGAGTCAATAACAATAAAAAAGAATATTTGATGATAAGACGAAAAGATACTCTTGGATTTATTGATTTTATGCGGGGGAAATATTCCGTCAATAACAAAGATTACATTATGAATATGTTAAAACAGATGACTGAACATGAAAAGATAACACTGAATACCCAAAGTTTTGATGAGTTGTGGTTTTCGGTTTGGGGAAACAATCGGTTATCTAACCAATATAAACAGGAAGAAACTGTATCTAGAAATAAATTTCAAATCATTAAAGATGGTATTTACAACAAACAGACTTTTTATAATCTTGCCTCCCTCATAGATGAAAGTAAACAATACGCGCAGTGGGAAGAGCCAGAATGGGGATTTCCAAAAGGGAGACGCAATTTTCAAGAAAAGGATTTTGAATGCGCTTTGCGTGAGTTCAGAGAAGAAACCGGTATATCTACTGATTATTTGCATAGTATTCAAAATATCTTTCCATTTGAAGAAAATTTTACTGGTTCCAATTATAAATCGTATAAACATAAATATTATATCACGCATATGACTTATAATGATACGCTTAGGCCATGTAAATACGACAAGATTGAGGTAAGTAAGATTGAGTGGAAGACACTAGAACAATGTATTCAGTGTATGAGACCGTATAATTTAGAAAAACAGCACATGTTAACGAATTTAGATAATATGTTAACTTATCACAAGCCAGTATTATTTTATTAAAAAACAACAGAAATATATGTTTATTCTATATACATATATTTACACACCCTTATGCCAAGAAATACAAAAAAAAGTAAATCAACTGAATCCAAGCGTGTAACTAAGAAAAAGCAGCCGATTGAAGAATTGATTCGTATGGAACCAATGGAAGTTTCCGATACTAATTTATTGGTAGACGCTGCGATAAACCGATTGTTGATGCCATCAGAGAATGACAATCAGATTGATGCGCAAGATAAGCCAAATAAACGGTGCCCTAAGGGACATCGTCGCAATACATCTACTGGCGAATGCGAACTTATTGAAAAGAAGCCCCGTAAATTAATTGAAGGGTGTAATTATGAATACAAGATTGAGAACCCAGTAGAGATAGCGCGAGCGAATGAATTGAAAAAGACGACAATTAAAGAATTGCGTGCTCAATTAATTCGCATGTTAGGTATTCCTGATCCGAATACAGAAAGCATCATGGGTGCTAGGTTAAAACCTCAGTTCATCAACTGGATTGTTTGTTTGGAACAGAAGAGAGGATTGTTACAGTCCACCGAACAAGAAAAAGAGAAAGAAGAAGAAGAGGAAGAAGAGGAACAAGAAGAAAAAAATGAGAAAGAAGAAGAAGAGGAACAAGAAGAGGAACAAGAAGAGGAACAAGAAGAAGAACAAGAAGAGGAAGAAGAACAAGAAGAGGAAGAAGAACAAGAAGAAGACATATCTAATTTACATTACGAAGACGAGGATTTGGATATTTCTCGGATAGATAATGTAGAATTATCTGATAAAGAGAAACAGTTATTATCAAAATTAGAATTGTTGCCAGGTGACGTAAATACAATTGATTACAATAAAACAAATAAACAAAATGAACGAATTATGCGCGAAACCCCCTCTACTGAAGATGATTATCAGTTTTTATACCCCAATCTAGACGATTCCGATTTCAACGCAAAAATTGCATCTAGAAAGGAATTCAATTCTATCCGGTATGACGGAACAATCAAAAATATCAAGGAACAAGCCGAAAGAATGTGTGACCAGGAGTTTGCTTTGATGCCTCATCAGATGTTTGTGAAAAACTTTTTGTCTTTTCAAACACCGTATAACGCTCTATTGTTATATCATGGTCTTGGAACAGGTAAAACATGTAGTGCGATTGGTGTTGCCGAAGAAATGCGTAATTATATGAAACAAATTGGATTGGAACAAAAAATATTCGTTGTAGCTTCGCCCAATGTTCAAAGCAATTTCCGTATGCAACTCTTTGATGAACGAAAACTAGTCAAGATTGGCGACCAATGGAATTTGCATACGTGTATCGGAAATGAGTTATTGAAAGAGATAAATCCAACTGCTATGAAAAATATTCCAAAGGATAAAATTGTATCACAAATGAATACCCTCATTAATGAACATTACCGTTTTATTGGATATGGAGAACTTGGTAACTACATCCAAAGGCGACTGGAGTCGTCTAGCTCAACACAGGATAACAATGAATTGTTAAAACAGAAGAAAATTCAAAAAATACGCAAGCACTTTAACAATCATATGTTTATTATTGACGAATTTCACAACATTCGGATATCAGACGATAACAAGGAAAAAAAGAAGACTGCTACCTTATTGATGGAAGTGATACAACATGCGGAGAACATCCGATTGTTGCTGCTTTCTGGAACCCCGATGTATAACAGTTATAAAGAGATTGTATGGACAGTGAATTTGTTAAATATGGTAGATAAACGAAGCACTGTGAAGGAGAATGAAATTTTTGACCAAGAAGGAAATTTTATAGAAGGCGATGATACAAGAGAAGGAGGAAGAACACTGTTACAGCGTAAACTCACAGGATATGTTTCATATGTAAGAGGCGAGAACCCATACACATTCCCGTATCGTGTATATCCGGACCAATTTGAAGCAGGCAATACACTCAAAGAAATAGAATATCCCCAGTATCAACTAAACGGGAAGGAAATAGACAACAAAATAGAGAACCTACCTGTATACATTAACAAGATGGATCCTTATCAAGAGAAAGGATATTTGGCAATCATGACGTATTTGAAGCAGAAATCGGGAACATCTACAGATAACGATACTTTCCCGAGTTTTGAGAACATGGAAAAGTTCGGGTATACTTTTCTACAGCAGTTGCTAGAATCATTGAATATTGTCTATCCAAACCGAGAACTGGATAATTTGTCGTTAGACGACACATCCACGGTGTCTGAAAGCTTGGTGAAAAGTTATATTGGAAAGTCTGGGCTAAGCGAAATCATGGACCATCAAACTGCACAAAAAGACTACATGTTGCGTTACAATTTTGACTATAAATCAGAAATATTACAAGATTATGGACGCGTGTTTCATCCTGATAATCTTTATAAATATAGTCACAAAATGTCAAATATTGCAAACAAAATAGTCAAGTCAAAGGGCATCATTATCGTATATTCTCATTATATTGACGGAGGTGTTGTTCCGATGGCACTTGCTTTGGAGGAGATGGGGTTCTCTCGCTACGGAAGTGCACCGTATACAAAATCGTTGCTAGCGAAGCGTGAACCTGCGATTGAACCATTAGATAGTATAGATATGGTCACCAAAAATAACTTTGATGGCGAGACATTCCGACCGGCTAGATATGTGATGATTACCGGAGACAAACACTTCTCGCCTAACAATCTGGACGATTTGAAATATGTGACCAACGAAGACAACAAGAATGGAGAATTGGTGAAAGTAATATTGATTACCCGTGCTGCAGCTGAAGGATTGGACTTTAAAAATGTTCGTCAAGTTCACTTGATGGAACCGTGGTATAATATGAATCGCACAGAGCAGATTGTAGGTAGAGCAGTTCGTAATTTAAGCCATTGTAAGTTGCCATTTGAGGAGAGAAATGTAGAAATATATTATCATAGCACAGCACCCATTGAAGAACATGAAACCGCAGACATGTATGTGTATCGGTTTGCTGAAAAGAAAGCCAAACGAATCGGCGAGATTACACGTATGTTAAAAGAGCAATCGGTGGATTGTTTGCTTAATATTGGACAAAGCAATTTCACAGTTGAGAAATTAATGGCGATAACCGAGAACAAAGAAGTCACTATCAATACATCAAGTGGACACGAAGTAGATTTCCAAATAGGCGACAAACCATTTACGAGTATGTGTGATTATTTAGATAATTGCGAATACACATGTTCTCCTAACATTGATATTGACAATGTAAATATAATTGACACAACCTATAATAATGATTTTATCAAAATGAATTACAATGAAATTGTAAAACGCATACGAGAACTTTTCAAAGAAGAAACATTTTATACGCGCGAGACATTAATTCATGCGACGAATATTCGCAAACAATATCCGATTGAAGAAATAGACTTCGCTTTGACGCGCTTCATACAAAACAAACACGACTACCTTATTGATAAATATGGACGAAGAGGATATTTAGTTAACAATGGCGATGTATATGCTTTTCAACCCATTGAGATGAATGACGAGCACGCAAGTATATACGAGAGAAGTATTCCGGTAGATTATAAACGTTCCAGTGTGAAAATAGAGGTCCCAGCGAAGCGTCAAACAAAAATTACGATGGTGGATAACGAATTAGAAAACGTAGAATCCTTCAACAATGTTATAAATG